ATCAGAAATTGCTATATTATTTGTTTAATCCGTAATGAGCTGGATTAGCTATGAAATTTGGATTCTTTTGGTCTACTCTTGCAGCTTCATATCCAGGAGATGTAGATTCTGCTGGTATATTATACGTAGTTGGAATAACTAAGTATGTAACCGTTTTTGCTGGTTTTGCAGTAGCTCCAGTTCCTGTAGCAGGACTAACCTCTACTGTTTGTTCTGAAATCATACCACTCTTCTTTAGTGTAGAAATATCATAAGGAGTAAGTCCTGATTGAAGCGCAGATCCTTTATCTATGTATGCAGACCCATAGTTTTCTATATTGTCAGAATACTTAATTGCAGTAGAAGTAGGAGCGAATGATATTTTATTACTTAGTCTGCCAGAACTCATAAGAGTATTCATGGCGTGTACAGATTTATCTGTATGAGCACCAGTAGTTGTTAGTGGTAGCTTTTTATGTCTATCTACAAATGTTAGCTTCTCAGAACCTGGAACTGTGTATGTATTGGCTACTACGCCTCTTTGATTCTTTAATTGGAATGGAGTTCCTATACTAGTATTATACCATTGAGATATAAACGCTGGAGTCATTTTAGTTTTATAGGCCTCAGCTACCTGATCTTTAGTAAGTACTGGTTTAAGCTGTCTTCCTCCAATTGCTGTTGGATATTTATGTAAACTAACGTCTGCTGCTATCTGATTATCGAAATCTCCTTGCAGCCTAGAAACGGACTCGCGTGCATTAGACAACGCCTTTTCCTTTCCTGCTAACACATTCATTATGTTTGCTCTGGCGGCTGGATCTTCTGTTCTAGATAGAGTTATTTTAGCCTTAGCGACATCGCCTTCAAGTCTAGACGCATTTGAATTAGCAGTCCAATAACTTGCCCCTATAGATCCTAATGGGCCCCTAGTGTTAGCCTGAAGTTGACCATCTTTTCTAATTACCTGTTTTCCAATAGCTTCTAGATATGCGGTTCTTAAATTAGATTGCACTTGTCCTCCTAATAGGTTATTCTCCTCTTGAACTATAGAATACTGCTGAGGACTTTCTGCGCCTGAGTATGTAGGCCTATTAGCTCTAATCTTATCTCCTATATACTTATAGTCTAAGTGTTCCCTAGCTTTAGCTAAAGCATATATCTTGTCTTCTGCATATTTAAATTTATCTACGGATGGTTGTCCAGTAGAAGGATCTACAAGTACATTTCCTTTGGAGTCAGTACTGTAATAAGATTTAGGTATGTTTCCATCCTGTAAATCTTTTTCTACGGCTGCGTTTATAAATGGATGAGTAGCTAAATAGTCTTTTGTATTTGCTAGAACATTTTTTAAGTCAGTATCAGTAGTACCGCTAACTTCCCAATTACCAGTAGATAATGCTTTTTGATGAGTACCATCCTTTGGAAGATCTTTAAATATCTCTTCCTCTACTTTATCCCATCCTTCGTATTGAATATTACTTCCATCAAATACACCTTGAGCAGATGTATCATGAGCCCTAAGTTTATTCTTTTCATATTCACCCCATCTAGGGTCAGACTTCTTAGCCACTTCTCTCATATTAACAGCAGAGGTCATCAAAGCAGATGTAGTTGGATTATTCTTTAATCTCCTTACCATAGCCTTATATTCAGACTGTAGCGTAGGATCTTTCATTGCTTGGTCGCTATTAAACTTAGTATCAACAAAGTTCTTTATAGGTCCATAGATATCAGAGTCCCATTTAGCCTTATCTGCATCAGACATGGTGTTTAAGCTAGAGTAGTTAAGAGTAGTGTCATCCATTAACTTCTCATTCTCGTCTAGATTCTTCTGTGCTTTATCGGCAACTCTATATAAGTTCTCAAACTGAATAGGAACATACGTATTTATGAACTTAGCTTGTGCTGGATTATCGTATAAATTTATTCCCATTTTTATTTATTTGTAGGTTTTCTAATACCTGTTTTCTTTTTAAAAAATTTGCCAATATTTATATTATCTTGACCACCATACATCTTTGCTATAGAAGCATCTAATGAGGCTTTATCTGCGTCAGACATTGCAGTATTATATCTAGAGAATATTAATGATTTAAACATATCATCCTTACGTTGATTAGACATAAGTTGATTAGTTTGAATTCCTTCTGCCATTTGAGACAATCCAGTTCGCTTGATATTTCTAGCAGAGGCTTGATTTCTAGCATTAAGGTCATCTACTCTTCTTTGTTCGTTAGTATTAGCTCTAATATTTTCATTGGCGACTGCATTGTATTGATTCTTATAACCAATATTAGCGGTATTTGCTCTATCTTGTATATCAGACAATATATCTATAGATGGAGTTGCTGATCTGAATGCCATGCCTGCTCCAGTACTTGTATTTATAGATCTATTATTATATGCAGCTATTCTGCGTTGCTCTTCAGCATCTTTCATTGCTGGAGCCATATTGTATCTATTGTTAGTATTTAGATATTGCTCGTATACTGGCTTAGCAACATCAGCTGGACCCGAGAACATATTGTTCAATGCAGGTGCCATTGCAGATAGACTAGAAAATACATTCCCGTATCCTACTCCTGATACATCTATGCTAGGAGACGATGTAGGGCTAACTATATTATTAACTGTTGGTTTAGTACCAAATCCAGTCATAGTCGACGGAGCTTGCTTTCCTCCATTAAGTCCATAGTTAGATAGACTATAAGATGGGTCTATTTGAGACTGAGCAGTAGTTGCCGCAGGTGATCCAGCTACAGCATATTTAGCTGCCTGATCCTTATAAATCCTAAGGTTCTTAATTCCGTCCGTATACCCAGAACTCCCTCCAGTTTTGTAATTAGGATCTAGTTTATTCATTTGTCCAGTCCAATTCCCAGCCATTACCTCATCAACTGCTCCATTTTTAACACCAAAGTCAACATTTAGTCCCCATTTATCAAGAGCGGCTTTATTTGCAAAAGACACTCCTTGTCTAGCTATAGTTTGACCCTTAGCTACTGGAACTTGTATATCAATATAATCTCCCTCTGGAACACCAGTTACATCTACTTTAGGAATACCAACTGTACTTCCGCCTTGCATTACATCGGTAGATACTTTTTGTTTCTTAGATGAAGTAACTCCATCGTCATATCTAGGTAATTGTGAATTTGCTGGAATTCCTCCCTGTAGTTGTTGATTAAGCATGGTATTCATGTTAAGCAATTGAGCTTGCTTCGATATATTAAGTCTATTTAACTCAGCAGTTTTCTTATCTAATCCAGCAAGTTTTCTTTGTCCTTCTTTTGGCATTAGTATTTTATCGTTAATTGTTTGCATTTTTTCAGCTCTTGCTATAATATCAGCAGGAGTGCTATACCCTCCAGGTATTACGTATTTGTCATTCTTAGAATACACTGAACTACCTTCTGTTAAATTAGCTGGGACGACATCTGGATTATTAGGATTATATGTACCATCTACGGTTCCAATTCTACCAGTTGCTCCATCCATTACTCCTTCTCCGTTAGCAATTAATGCATTTGGATCATTAGAGTTTATTCCATTTGATTTAAACTTAGCAACGCCTTTATCAAATCCAGCTACTCTGCTGTTTGTAAAGTTCCTAGCGTTATATTTTCCAGCTATAGCAGTATTTGAGTTCCTGTTGGAATTCATTCTAGTATCTATATCAGCTTGAGTCTCCGCAGCTATTTGTTGCCCAGCCGCCTTATTAGCACCAAGCAATCCAACAACTCCTCCAACTACAGCTCCTGCTGCTGCTCCATATGGTCCAAATCCTGCACCCATTTGAGCAAACTTTCCAGCACTAGCTAATGTTCCACCTACTTTAGATGCGGTAGACGTAGCGTCTCCGCCACCAAACGATGTAACTAAATCACCTATTCCACTAGCAGCGGATGCTATTCCTCCAGGAGTAATTCCACCCATCGCGCTTCCAGCTACAGATTCTCCACCAGCTGCTACTCCATTTGACGCTATAGCAGTGTTTGTATTTGGATCAAAGTATTGAGCTCCGTATACTTGCTGCATTCCAGGCTTATTTAGCTTCATGTAACTATCTACATTAAAACCAGTAGTTCCTAGATCATATTTCTTTAAAAGTCTTTTAGAAGCAGTATTAGACTTCAATTTATTTATATTCTTATTCATATTATATCATTGAATATCTATATGTTGTTTCTATATAAGGCAATCTGAACGTATACCCATCATTGCTTTTAAATTCGTAATCGCATACCATGTACTTACCTCTAAGCCTGGATGCAAATAATGCTTTTGATTCAGGAATATTTACTATTGCGTATACATTATTCTCATCTCCATTATACGCCTCAACGGCGCCAATTGTTCCAGAGAAATCAGATCCTATTAGGTCTCCGTTTTGATAATGCTTAACAGCGAGATTTTGTTTTAGCCAAACCTGAGTACCAATAGTAACCGAATTATACGTATCTCCATCAATTATAATATCTCCTTCATTTATGGAGTCATCTTTGATTAATCTTATTGATTTTGCTTGTCCACCAGTATTGTATAAATACACTGTGCTAACACTGCCATTATCATGCTCTAATTTGATATAATATTGTTCTAAAGCCCAAAAAGAACATTCATCTCCAATATTTATATCAGAACCATACCTTATTCCGCTTGGCAAAGCCGTAAAATTAGATTCATTTGTAGCTCCTGTATTTGGGGAGTTCCAATTAAGGGTGCCGACTTCTTTAAGTTTTCCGCCAGCCTCACTTCCTCCTGAGTAAGTGATTAAGGTTTGCCATTCCTCTAGACTTGGAATATGCCAGCCAGAAGGGGCGATTCCTCTAGAATCTATAAAGGCATCCCAGCTATAAAGTCTACCGTGTTTTATAGTTTTTGACGACGATGAAGATATGTCTTCTGAGCTATCTCTAGGTATAGAAAACTTATAAGTATCTTCTCTACTATCTATAAATTCAACCTTATCTGTAGTGTACAATCTAGTTTTAAATTGCAATGGAACTATATTTTCAGTAGGATGAAAATCAGCAGAATATGATACATTGTCAAATGTTTTTGTAACTTCATAATCATCATTTATTAGAAATCTAATGAATGATCTATCTGGAGTATATGTATCTTTCATTCTATTATAGTCATTCTCTACATTATGAAGAAAACATTTACCGTCTGCATCAAATGAGTAATACGATCCCTTTAAATCAATATACCATTTAGGATCAGATGAGATAAATGATGAAAAAGCCTCTATGGCTTCTGAGTAGTTTAATGTGCTTAGCATATTATTCTATAGTAGAGGCATCCTTTATGCCGTAAAGAGATATCATAATCTCGTTATATTTCTTGTCGTATATGATAGGAATATTGTTTCCTTCTTCATTTATTGTAGATTTGCTATCATTCAATATCGATTGAACTCCTTTAAGCTTCGATAGAGCACCAATAGAGCCCCTGTAAGCGACGATCTCCGCCCTGTCTGAGTCATACCAGTAAAGAGTATTATCAGAGCTAGAAATGCCCCCTATGATGCCGTATTTAAATCCATTGCTTGTAGATATATAATCAAATCTAGTAAGTATTCCAGACGTCCCAAGTACCAATTCAGTAAGGTTATTATCTTTCATCAGTGATCGTTCGTTTACTGATAAAACTCCAAACGAATTATCTTGCCAGAAAAATAGCTTATTGTTGAATTTATACAAATTGGTCAGTCTACCAAATTCAGAGTCAACATCTATATAATTAGCAACTTTGAACTTAGTCCAACTGTCAGATAACTCATCATTAGTCTTAACCTCTGACGAATAAACTCTACAATCAAATGATTTATTTGACTCAGTACCTATTAATCTAGGGTAATACGACAATGCTGTAGGTTCCGCTGAGTACGCTGAGTTATATGCGTACTGAGGTAGCTCTTGAACTGATGTATATGTTCCTCCATATGAACCGGCTGGCATATATGATCCTGGATTCTTTTCTATATCTCCATTATAGCTACTAGCCACGTATGACTTAGAATTAACCAGGTGTAAGTTTATAGATGATTCTAATGGTATCATAGCACCTACGTGCTTAGCTTGAGCAGCAAGACATTCTTCAGTTACAAATAGGCCGCTATCCATTCCAGCATTACCCATCATAGGTTCTGTAGACCTGGTTATAGTATAGTCAAATATTCCTATGAAAGTGTCACCTCCAAATACATCAACGTTTGTCGCTTCTTCAGGGTTAATAGAATATCCAGTAGATATATATTCAGTAAATTGTCTATCAACTATAGATGATCCACCGTATATACTGCTATTCATCTTCTTCATATTCATTATATATGTAGAAAGAGTGGCCATCCCCATCTTATCAAGTCGCTTATGTTCAGTAGAGTAGTTAGAATTAGAGTATTCGTTTCTAACCGTATCTATGGATAACATATGAGGTATTGTATTCTCATTATTAACTGAAAATATTATTCCTTCTCCGTGATGTCCTGAAGCCTTTGTTCCAGATATAGCTAATACAGAGCTAGTATATACGTCATCTATTTCAGATTTAGCTCCATTAAAGTCCCTACAATCTCCAATAGTCAGTGAATATGATAGATTTAAATATTGTTTACCTCCGTTAGACACATATCTATCGGGTGTAATTAATCCAGCCTTTGTTTTTGGCAACGTATCTCCAGAGTATTCAAATGAATCTGCTTGAAACAGTCTTCTAGTATAATCTGATCCAAATGGATTAGAAGTAGTCTCTATAGTTTTATTTGTAATGTTCCTGCTGTTTTGGTATAGAAGCTTTATAGTCTTTGAGTCATTCTTAACATCGAATAGCCTTCTGAAGTATTTGAACGTTCCACCAATCAAACCACCTTCAATGCTAGCAGTATAGTAGGCTGGTGGTATATCACACATTGGTCTTCCGTTATCAAATGCAGCCGCATCGCTAAATACTCTTCCAGATCCACTTCTATACGAAGCTTGTTGATCTCCAGTTGATGTTACGTATGCTCCGCCAGTCGCAACATATCCCCTTGGGTACGTAATGTTATTTATTCCATCATTTAGCGTAGGTGGATATATATCAAGTTTCTCTGGAGCAGGTATTACTTTACATAAATCTAATGCTAAATTGTGATCAAAGCTTGGATTTATATTCTTCATATCCATTCCAAATAAACCAAACAAAGAAAAGAATGTTGTGTTATTCCTGTTCTTTGTATTTATATCAGCACCAAAATATAAAGAAGATGGGTTCCATTTACCGCCACCATAGAACGATAGTCTTTCGTGTAGCGGACTTCCGTAATATGAACTTCTTCCAGTATCTCCCCTAGCAGTTAATAATGTAGGTGGAGTTGATTTAGGGAATATTATGTCTACAGTTTCAAATGTAGGATTAGTAGTTATTCCTCTAATCTGTTCAGTAAAATCTACTCCGTAAAAAGAAGTTTCCGGGTTTATAAACAAGAAGTCAGTATTGCTTGCTCTATATGGAGATAATGCATGCTTAGTGAAGTCATATCTTACATTTCTTCCTCCACCAAAGTCATCGTATCCTACAAATTGAGTAGTATCGGCACCAGATCTTTCCCATACTATTGCATTAGGAAAGCCAAAGAAGCAACATTTATTGTCTGAAGTCCATGGAACCGCTATGTCGTTTGAGTTATATCCAGTCTCAAGTATTTCGTATACTGGGCCAAGTGACGAGTAGTTATATCCCATCGCAATAAATGGGTGTGGCATTATGCTTCCTTCTATCGGAGGAGTAAGATCACTATCGCCTATACTGTCATGGTACGTTCCAACTTTTTGGACCACCCCTTGAGACAATATAGTCTTATTGATTAAATCTCTCTTAGCTCTGACTATCTCTATCCTGCTAATATTAGAAGGTATATTATTAAAGTTAAATGATAATCCAAGCGGCTTTACTAATAGCTCTTGATTCTTTAACATTGTGATGTCGGAATATCCAAGGTTATCAGTTTCTTCTGGCATCTCAAATATACTTGAATTCCATTCAGAGTTGCTTACATATCCAGCCGGAAATCTAATATCTGCTATCCATTTTGCAGTAGTACTTCTTCCTTTAGAATCGTAAAATACAGCAGCGAACCTGTAAATCTCATCCCTTTGATAAGATTTAAAATTATTAGATAGATATGGATTAGCATAGTTTAGTGGACCTTCATGAACTGGTAGACCAAAATTAGTTATATCTGAATTACAATATGTACCATCGCTCTTAAATATGCGTACTGAGTCTATTTCTCTTTTTACGTCTCCAATCCTAGCAGTCCTATTGTCTATGAATCTAGCTGCATCTCCAGCTGGCTTAGTAATTCCAGGAGTGTTGCTCCAAAAATCTCCATATGATTCTACAAAGTATGTATTAGTAAACAAATAGCTTACGTTAACTCCAGATCCACCTAGATTACCGTTAGCGTCGTATATATCAGTAAGTGACGAATATTTATCTACAGTATATATTTCATCGTGTATTGAGTCATGCGTAGTCGGAACTGTACCTATAACTTCTGATGAATAAGTATTTGTTACAGAACCGTTTTTTATATGGCAATATCCGTTTATATCAAACTGATATGCTCTAGTATCATAGTATCCAGGTTCTCCAGGATTAGGCATATCCCAAGTATCTTCTTTAACGTTTCCTGCGAACAGAATATTGTCTTTAGATTCTAGATAATTAGGTTTAAATAGATAGCCCCCTATAGAAGCGAACTCCTGTACTGACAATTCTCCTATAGCACCAGATCCACTATCCTCTATTATTATAGAGGATCCTGAATTAGATTCAACTAGATCTAGCTCTTTAACTATGTGTATAACCGGAACTTCAGCATAATTATAATAGTATACTGATATTAATCTAATTTTAGAAAGCTTATTCCCTTCTGGTATTCCTATTTCTACTTTTACTGATTTGTTCGCAGATTTACCATATTTATCTCCAAGCCCAGTTCCAAGATAATCTATACTCTTCTGTTTGATTACAGACTCAGTTAAGTGGACCATTGGGCTTGGCTGGCTAACCGCAGTTTCGCTACCAGATGAGTTAAACAACTGATAGTAATACTGTATCAGACCAGAGTTCAACAAACCAGAGTCAATACCATAGATAGATGGCCTTTTAAAGGCCGTAGAGGGAAGTATATCTAGCGTTGATACATTATCTATGATTTCATTCTTAATGTCGTTAGATGCAGCTATATTAACAGATCTCATGTATGATAATCCATCAGCCCAATATACTTTAATATTATCGAAATCCTCAAACCTACCAACTATACTTAGTACGCTAGATTCGTTTATTCCCATATCTACTCCAACGTCAAGTCCTACTACTCTCCCTGGATTGCCAGGCAAAACATTTTTCTTTACTGGGATTAGAGGATTTGAGAAATCTATTCTGTATAGTCTATTCTTATTAGTGACTGTATCAAACGTAAAAACTACACCAATATTTCTAATTGCTGTAGTACCTATTATCTTTTCATTCGCACCGAACGAAAGGTCGACTAATTTTGAGCTTTGTATATTTGTTATTGCTCCAGAAGTCGCATTGTTATTAGCAACGCATCTTATATTCTCCGCATATCTGTACTGATCTTTATTCAATAAGGATTTATCTAGATCAAGATTCATCCCCTTTCCAAAAGTATTTGCTACTTTTTTACCTGTTCTTGGATTCATATTATCTAGATTGGTCTTTATACCCTTCAGAGAGTGTTATATCTTCAAACATTGATGAATGAGCGTTCATGTTTGGAATCAATTTAACCCATACATTCTTTATAGCTTCCATTCCATCTTCGTTTGGCATAAGTGATTCAGCATATGCTTGCTTACAGTAGAAATTCCAAGACCTTCTCATATCGTAATAGATCTCTCTATTCATTCGGCCTGACATGTATTCTGGGTATTTTAGTTTCATTACTACGTACCAGTACACAGCTTCTATATATGACATTAAGTCGGGTATAAGCATATATCCATTCGAATCAACCTTAACTGAGTCGTAGCTTATTCTTAGGTATCCAGTAGGTATATTAGTCACTATATATCCAGGTTTAATTGAATACTTTATTCCACCATTAGGAACTGTAATCCCTTGTCCAGCTATGGACAACAGACTAACAATCATTGGCCTTATATTCGCATTCTCATTTATAAGCTTAAGCGCTTCCTCAGATCCAACATTGTATAATGATCTAACGATGTTTATTATAAGCTCTTGAGAAGGTATCGGATCAGACACTTCGCCTGAAACTTTATCTGTTGATTTCCATACGTTAAACGAACTCGTTGAAGCGCTCATTGGAATCCATGGTCCGTTTAAATTTGGCGAATATGTAACTTGGTTAAGCCTATGCAGTGATGCTGGAAGTTGAGCTTGATTTCCAATAATAGGAATAATAGGTTCCCCATCTACTCCAGATATCTTTCTATCTAGCTGAGTAACAGAACCTATCTTTTCAACAGCCTCTCCAATCCATTCAAGAATACTAGATATTCTAACATCCTCTTCTCTAATGTCAAGATCAGACAGTATCTTTGATACGACCTGCTTGCTCGATATGTATTTATAGATCATTATTTCTCTATGTAATCTTGTTTATTTTCTTTTATTTCTTTTGCTAGTCTTCTTTTATTGGCTCTAGACATTACCAATTCGTACATACTTTTGCATCTTATAAGCATATCGTGCTTAGACCAAAAGAACTGATAATTATATCCATCGGAATGCTCATTCAAATGAAGTACTGTTTTCTCACAAGCTTTAGTCTCGTGAAAATCTACTCTAAGATAGGTGAAGTCGTAGCGTTTAGGCTTCTTCTTTATTACGCATAGCGTACCCATTCTAGCTGGTAGTCGTATCTCCTTTGAGTTGTCTATCAGCTCAGTAGCTAAGTATTTGAAGTAATCATTTAATATCTCCCTAAACTTAGCTTTTGAAACCTGATATAATCTATTGTCTGATACGTACTCTTTATATGATAGATAGTAATCTTCTATAGTATATGAATTTCTATCTGGCATTATTTACTTGCTGAATATCGTTTGTAGAATTATTAGTAGTGTCAGAAGGAAACTGCAACTTAAGTTCCTTTGCAAATATCATTTCCTTTATAACTGGCAACATATTTACCGGTATAGGATATAAGTCATCTGCACTAAAATTAACTGAGGCTTCTGATGGATTCTCAAAAACTCCTCTTATATTAACAGCTCCTAATTCATTAGGACCAGATATCATCAGTCTATCACCCTTCTTGTACGCTATATAGTCATTGCTAGTGTAACGTCTATTACTTTGCATGTTTGCAATATACTCAGTGGCTAATTGTATCTTATTTCCCATTAGGTCTGTTATTGCAGTTATTCCGGTACCAAAATGAAAGTCTATAGTTTTGGGTATGACTATATCTGTTTTAGCGGTCCACCTTCTATTGTCTATATACGAAGGGCTATTACCAGCCTCAACTAGCTTAACCAGCTCCATTTCTTGTACATAGTCTGGATTGATATCTCTACCTTTATCTATATCTTGTTTTATCAGGATTGCTCTATATTGAACTATCCATTGCTCTATCTGAATCCTACTCAACGACTCAGACTCAGATATATTGCTATTCCTTGCCTCGTTTAGTATGTCATCTATAAGAGTGTTGAGTGTATTCAGTCTTACCATTATGATATTTTAATTGTAATTGTTTCTTTCATTTCGTGAGCGTCTACTAATCTAATCATTAGTTTTTCAAAAACCTTCCTAGAATCAGTAACCATTCCTTTTTCAGTATTGTTCCCAACTAATAGACACCCATGAGTATCTACTGCGGTATTGCCTGGATGAATTCTAATTCCTTCAAATCCTTTCACATTTTCAAGTAATGGAAGTATTTTTTTAAATCTATTAGAATGAGTAAGATCTATAGTATAGGTACCATAAGGAATTGCAGTTTGCCCATAAACCTTCTCCTCCCCTTTTTCGTCAAGATCGCCATCTTTGTTCAAATCTCTGACTGTATCTTCAAGTACATTACAGAAGAATACGTCATTTAAAAACAGATCACCTATGGTATAGGTATCCATTAATGCTTTCCTTTTTAATTCTAGTTTCATTATTTATCTACTGTTTTAATTATACGAACATCTCCTACCTTAATTAAATCATTGGTATTAACTATCTCATATCGTTCTATATCTTCTTTCCTATAGTCTAAATGTAATAACCTATCCAGCCATCCCTTCCTACTATTTACGAACTCCCTCGATGAGTAAACGTATAAATACTCAGTATTGTTTACATCAAGTATTGCTTTTAGTTGATTTTCGTGTAAAATAACTCTGGTATTTGTAAATTCGTTATGAATTATGGTGGTATCTATGTCGCATTCAGCTGGTTTTGGTAGTTCTACGTACGCAGTGTCGTGAATAGTAGTACTTATGCCCGTAGAAACGTCACCAGACTTCTTCTTAGGCAATTTAAGCGACTTTCTTAATGAATCCATAGAATGTATGTATTTATCATTTGAGTCTCTTAAATCGGATACAGATAGCCTTAGGACACGCTTATCATTCTTTAATGCTGAATTCATATTCTCATATGCCTTCCTATTGCTAGTTTCGTTAGTTAATTGTTCTTTCAGCGAGTAATAGTTCTTTATTCCGGTTATTATACCCCCTAAAGAACAAATAGCCAGTACGGAAGTAATGGCTATTTTTAAAATACTTAATTTTATGTTCATGTTATTTTCGTTTCATGATTTGAATTAAATCATCTTTTAAATCTGTTTTTAGGTCAGAAATGCTCTTAGATATACATCCAATCTCTCTCATCAAGGAGTTATGATCTTCTCTATTCTCATTACGATCTCTGTAAACGATCTCCTTTATTTCACGAATATCGTCCCTATTTTTATTCTTGTGCTCTTCCATATCGTCTCTAAGTGATAGAATATCCTTAGCAGTTTCTGTTATCTTCACATTGAGGTTAGTAAAGACAGTTAGTAGTCCGCCTATATTGACTAAGGCTATACCGACTATCATTATGATTTCCGAAGTACTCATTTAATTATTCTTGTTTGTCGATGTCTATTGAATTTGTTGTGTCCTGTGTTGCGTGCTTTTTTGAGTACCCAAGCAACCCTGCTCCAGTGGCTATAACCCCAGCAGATAATGCTCCGAATGCTAAAGCATCCCTTATATCTAAAAATAATGCAGATGTACAAAGCAAGAATGAGATACATCCTATTGTTACTATTTTATCTCCATTCAGCTTAGAGCCACTTGTCTTGCCATTTGAATTACTCATGGCTTCTGCATATGAAAATTTACTCACTTCTGTCTTATTTGTCATTAGCTACTTCATCTTTAGTTTGGCTTTCATTTCTTTTTGAAAGTTCAGCGTATATTAATGATAGGTTATTTTTACTTTGCTCTAGTAATTGAATTTGATCGAATGCAATTACTTTTAGTTGGTCTACAGTTAGTTCAGTTAAGTTCATGTGATTTATTTTATTTCTATTGCGTCTAAGTGATTAGGGAGTGTTTTTATATAAGAGTATGCATTTGACAATGAATCTCCAGTGCTAAAATATTTAGTGAAGCTATCTTTATTAGATGTACTCTCTACAATTCCAGTGGTAGGCAACATAATATCATCAGATACATATATATTTTCAGGTTGGATTATTGTGTTTAATCCTGCTTCTTTAGACTCTTTATTTAGATAAGTCTTTAAAGTGAAATTAGCTGATTTTCTTTCAAAGTCTAAGTTTATGCTAGTTACTTCTAGGTATGCACTTTTGGATACCACCCCGTTCTTAAAATCTATTGATTGCTGTAGTGCCATAATTATTTATTTATTTTTTTATAATCCACCTTTTGTATAGTGGTACGTTCCATTGTTTGTAGGGCTTACTGAAAGTAATGCTAAAGCAGTAAAGTATCCTCCTATGATAGTACTTGATGACTGAGACTGTCCAGATGCTATTATCAAATTAGCTCCAGAAACATTAAATGACCTTCCTGCGGAAGCATCATAGTAGCTGTAGTTAAATGTTATAGTGACATTAGTGTTTACGGTAACAGCACTAGGAGATCCAGCATATACAGAATATGCATACATTTTCCAATTGGTTCCATCATACGTAGTATCAACATATATTTCGACATATGTATCATTGATCACATAATTATCAGCATAAGCCCATGCATCGTTATTGCTATAACTGCAGCAAGCTCCAGTGCTAAGACTAGCCCAGGTCGAATTGTCTGTTACTACTGGTATATCATTACCGTTTCTATATTTGGTTCCTCTTAAATTCGATGCCATCCACACTTGACTGCCAATCTTTACAGTTTTATATGTATATCCACTATTGTCAGTCATTATTCCGTCGTTAGTAGAATTATCTTTAATAAGTCTTACTGATAAACCGGTATTTCCATTTCCTCCGTCACCTGATCCTATGCTAGCTAGATTGTAATATAACTCCAATCCATAATAAGTAGTAGTTCCGTATAAACCATACGATCTTATATAATTAAATACTCCATTATATAATCTATATCCACTTCCGACTCCAGAAAAACCATAAGAATCAGTCGCACTAGTATTTGGAGTAAGCCAATGAGTAGTTCCCACTTCCTTTAAATTTCCACCAGCAACCGAACTTCCTCCGACTGTAGAAATAAGAGTTGATAGTTCTGCAGCAGTTGGAACATGCCATCCGCTTGGGGCTATATTTCTGCTATCGTGTATTGCATAGTTATTATATAATCTACCATATCCACCATTAGGAATAATATGTTGATAATTTCTAAAATTATACAAGCTATTTTTTGAGCCAACGTAGCTAGAATCAAAAGTGCCTACTGCCGCAGAAAATAGTTCAGTTAGAGTCATATCACTGCTATCACCATATATTTCAGTTACTACATCGCGCTGATTAAATGAATCAGTATTCGGTACAGCCATCTATTTATTCTTTAGTTTATTTATCTCAACTTCTAAGTATGCTATTTTAGCTACCAATAAATCAATATATTTTACTTTGTATTCACCCTCTTTGTCTCCAGTTACAAATTCATCAAATCCATTACTAAGTAAATCTTGAGCAATAGTACCAAATCTAAGTTCATCTAAGTTATTTTTAAAATTAAATGATACTAAATTAAGTCTGCTATAGTCTTTAATAATTGGTTGAATATTGGTTTTTAAGGTTCTATCTGATGATAGAATAAAGTTACTGGCAGTAACGGTTCCGCTTACAGAAATAGAACTTCCGCTTTCGCTAATCAAACTATTTACCATACTACTACCATTCCATTTAGGAAGGTAGTTAGTTGATAAAGTATTTGTTAGATTGCCTGAGTGATATACCTTATTCCATGGACTTACTACCTGTCTAGTACTTCTAAAATACATACTAGAGCCATCGTAATTAAAATATAATTGAGTTCCATAGTAAGTATTAAAATTTAAAACGGAACCATATCCACCATCTATAGGATAGTTTAATGATGAAGGCATGCCAAATACATTATAACCAGCATGTCTTGTTAAATCATTGGCATTTTGACCTGTTGCGTTTCCAAGTTCTCCTACAAAATAACTAGATTCTGATTTATTACCAAGATATTCTGCATTCAAGTTACTAACTATTGTAGTAGAATTTACAGTAAGTGGAGAAGTTCCAGTTGCTACTGTTGATTGAAGTTGAGTAGCATTTACAATAGAAGCAAAAGTTGCTGCTCCTGTCGTTGCAGATATTTTTAATCCTTGAGCACCAGTACCAAGTAAATAAGCATCACCACCAGTATTAAACAATATAAAATCTGTTGATGAATAACCCCCCGATATATCACCACCAACTCCAAGAAACATAGTTGCATCAACTCCTGTTCTAATATGTGAATTAGCGCGAGCAACCCCACTAATCCACATATTTGCAGATTGAGCAGAAGCATTTTGGTTTAGTATGAAATTACTTCCACTATAAGTAGGTATATCTGTTATTCCATATCCACTAATTGTAGTAGGGTGACTACTAGTGTTCCATGGGGTGTAGCCTAAAGCAGTAGTCACCATTCCACTATTTATACCTGTTATCCAACCACCATAGTTACCAAGATTATTTGTAAATTGACTTAGGTTAGTTGGAAAATTACTAACCTGCGACTTAGTAATGCTTATACCAGTAGATTTATTCCATGCAGTAAATATAGGGTCTGTTTCAGTAAAACTAGATAGGTAGTTGTGCGTGTGAGTAGTTATTAAGCCAGTAAGAACTGATTCAACATTAGCTTTAGTTATTCCGCTAATATAACTATTAGGATTTGACGCTAAGTAGTATGATGAATTATCGTAACTAACCGTAGTTCCACTAGACTTAACAAATCCAGTCCCGTTTAATTGTGGTTGACCGCCAAGGCCAGATAAAGTTTGATCTCCAGTGTTACTACCACTTAACGTAGTTACACCTAACTTAGTTTTAATAGTTGTAATTGTCTCATCACCAGTATTAGATCCAGAAAATGAAAGATTTGGGACATTAGATAAACCTATATCGGTCTTAGATGTATTATGAGGATTTCCAGTTATTATCTGAGAGTGGTCATATGCAGTCTTTCCCCTATCTCCTCTATACGCCGTAGAAGAAGTTTCTCCTAATGCCAATGATTGGCTAATAAGAGCATATATACTGCCACTCCATCTATATGTAAGATTAGTAGTGGTGTCTATATAGATCTTACCGGATTCTCCAGTAGCTGGGAATAGGGTTATTGATGAGTACTCCAAAACATCATCTACATATGACGGCAATTGGGAGTTCTTTACAAATCCACTTGAATCAAGTTCGGCAAGGCCATTTATAGCACCTTTAAGCGACGTTTCTAGTTTATTTGATAAAGCACTAGTTAAATTATTTATGTCGCTTATATCAGCCTTAGATGAGCTTACAACGAGTCCATGAGAGTCGTATGTTATCTTGGAATTAGATCCAGCAGTTATTGGAGTGTTAAGACCAAGCTTTAAATCTAATGCGCTTTGAGTTGCAGTAGATATTGGCTTATTTAGATCACTAGTATTATCTACATTAACAAGACCTATATCAGCTTTAGTTAATGTAACGTTGCCATTTATTTGAGTTACTCCATTTACTGAGGTAGTTAACCCGTCTTGTCCAGGTGCACCCTGTATCCCTTGTGGCCCTTCAGCTCCAGGCATTCCTTGATCACCTTTGTCTCCGGAAAGTCCAGTATCACCCTTATCTCCTTTAAAACCTTGATTCCCTTGATCTCCTTTATCGCCTTTAGCGCCAGTAAGGCCTAAGTCTCCCTTATCGCCTTTATCTCCTTTAGGTCCAATAGAACCGGTAGAGCCAGTATTGCCTGTTTGTCCAGTAGCTCCAGTATCTCCTCTATCACCTTTGTCTCCCTTATCGCCTTTTGGACCAGGCTGGCCATCAGAGCCTTGATCTCCTTTATCCCCCTTATTTATATCTGTATTTACGTCTATAGTAAAGTCTATGGAATCATTAGTAGTTATATCGACGTTTAAGGCCATTTGCGGCTCTATAGTGACACTTAAAGGTACCTCTTGGTTATCTAATACTACTTCAATATTAAGTTCATTAGAAGCGCTTAAAACGACATCTACAGGAATAGCCTCAACTGACGGTGATTCTATGCTTAATGATAAATCAATATTTCCAATAACATTGTCTATTGATATTACAGATTCTTCTGCCTGATTGAATTCTAATGTCATTGATTAGTATTTATTCCGGAATTATTACTGGTATTTCATTTACCGCCTCATCTTTAATTATGCTTGGCAATATATATATTCCAGACATTGCTCTTTGTATAATATTGTCAGCCTTATCTCCATCTATAGAAGTGGCTATGCACATTATATCTAGCATTATCTGACCGGTCATTAGTTTAGTAAATTCACTCCTAATAACCCCTTTTAAATTAGTTGAGCTGAATGAAGTCAATGGCTCATACCCTTCTTTGAGATCCCTAGAGAATTTAACTATGTCATTTTCACCTGTGTACGCGTATACTATTACATTTTCCAAATCATCAAAGCTAGATATATTTACATTACTAGAATTGCTGAAGTTTAATGAAAAGTATATATCTTCTCCTTGGTATTTTTTCATATATAACAATATTAAGCAACTACTCCTTTAAGTACTGTATATCTAATAGTGATAGCTTCTGACAGTGAAACAGCAGCAACATTTCTTATTGAGACTGTAGCTGTACCAGCGCCAGCAGCAACACATATATTATATGCTCCAAGAGTACCTCCACTAATATGAGTAGCTATGATTATATCATTTGCAGCTATAGTAGTATTGGTCCATGTAGAAGTAACTGTAGTTTGAGAAGCTAATGCATCAGCGGCGGTTATTATTGTTCCACACAATTTGCTTAATGTAAAAGCAGTAGCCTTGGATGTTAATTGAGTAACTGTACCGCCAGCACCAGTAGTATAACCTATACCAGCTGAGCCAGAGTGTAATAAAGCACCAGCATTACCAGTAGCGTCAGCCCTGGCTATGGTAGCAGAAGTAGAAGGGAAGGTCATTGTGGTAGCATCAGTACCAGCCAAAGTCAATGTGTTGTTAGATATTAATTTTTTACCAGTGGCTGAATTTGCGCCAGAATATTGTACATTCCACGAAGCAACTCCAGTTCCTCCAGCAGTATTTATACATGTAATTGAAGCAGAAGTACCACTAACAAGGACTATCAATGCATTAGCACCAGAAGTATTAACAGTTACTAATCCTGTAGAGTTATTTGTGATTAACCATTGCTGACCATTAGTGAGAGTAGTAACAACTGGCATAACAACTGTTTGCGCTAAAGTACCAGTAAAGTATTGTTGATATGGGCTAGTTGCTACAAATGTAGTAGTTGCTCCAGCTGTAGCTACTGTTGCATACCCTTCTATGACATTAGGGGATGAAACCAACCCAGAGAACGTTGACATTGAATCACTAAGAGTTAATCTAGCATTAGCCGCCAAAGTGCCTCCAGTAAATAGAACTAAATTCTTTCCAGAAGTGGCAGTACCAACTGCAATATTGCTTGATTGAGAATATAAATATCCATCAAGAGCCCCGTTTATGGTCCATGTTCCAACTGAATATCCAGATCCATTTATACCAAAGTCTACGTAATTAGTAGTATCATTGCCAGAATCAGCTGTAGCGACTAAGTCAGTTGACGCTGTAGCGGAATTAGATAAATTCTGTATATTATTTTGAAATACTCCAGATACAGTATCCCATGATTGATAACTTAACCCAGATAAAGCTGCAGGAGTCCCTGTACCAGATCTAGATATAACGCCAGTAAACGTTGGATTTTCCTTATCGGCCTTCAAAGCAGCAGCTGTAGAAACAAACCCGGTAGTGGCTAATTGAGTAGTATTAGTACCAACTGTAGCGGTAGGGGCAGTAGGTATACCAGATAAACTAGGAGATACTAATGTATCGCTAGCGTCAGAAGCCCATGAGCTGCCATTAAAATATTTTATTACTGAGCCATAAGGATCAGCGGATAGGTCCATCCAAAGACAATTCATTGATGGAGATGGGGCTATAGTACTTGCGTACGTTTTAGTAAATGCTCTATTTATCATAAGTTTTTTATTAAGTTTATTCAGCTATTTAGGTAGCAACCCGTATTTTTTGGTAATAAAAAAGGCGACCATTACAGCCGCCTCCATTATTTATTTTGATTAGGCAATCATCCATGCAGCGATTCCGTCTCTCAACGCTTCTGCTCCATTACCAGCAACGATATAAATCTCAGATGCTAGGTCAGTAGATTTTATATATTGATTGTCAGGGCTTTGATATGCTTTAGAAAACTCTAATGTAAGCGTATCATAAGTTTTAGTTGAATCAACGTTTAAGTCAGGTTGAATAACTGGGAATTCAGTACGGTAAGTAATACCTTTATATCCAAGAGCTTCACGTTCACGATCTCTAACTATTTTCCAATTTCCACGACCAGGTTTGCTTTGAACGGTAGTAATGGTTAGACCAGTAACAGCGTCTTGTGAGCTAAATGCAGCAGTAGGGTTAGTTACATAAGCAAATACCTCCATAGCAACTTGAGAATAAGGAGTAATAGCATTAACGCCATCAGTTCCCATTCCTGTGATTACTTTAGCAGTAATAGTCAAAGTAGAAGTACCATCATCTGTTGCAGTTACTCTGGCTCCAACATGAGCATTAATACGAGCAGCAAAAGCGGCAGACAGGACTGCAGGATTTACGCTAGTAGCGATAACTTCATAAGAGTGAGTAAATTGACCTGGATGTTCGTAAAGATCTTTGTATACAATACGAAGAACGTAACGATTTCCAACAGTAGGAGTTACACCAGAGAATTCAACTACAGAGGAAGCTTCAGTTTTTGCAACATAAGCGCAAGTTCCGTCTGGAGTGATACTGGTAATTTTCTTTCTGCTGATTGGCGATGTTTTAATTATTGTAGCATCTTGAGTCAAAGTTCCTACAGCCTTTACATATCCTAATTGGATAGATTCTACTGCAGAAGTAAGATCTGCGATTGCACAAACATTACCGTTTGCTGGGTTGATAACAACAATATCACCAACAGTTAAAGCATTGGCAGCACCAGGTGCTTTTTGTGTTACGTAAGTTTGTTTACCGACAAATACGGTATTTGGTTTTTGCATCATAATATTTTAATTTTTATAGTTAATTGTTCTTTAAAACTCAGCTTAACTATAGTCTAGTCGCTCTACTACCGTTAAAGGGTTCCACGTTAAACTAAGACTGAGAACTTTACTCAGTTGCCTGAGACTCTGCTGCATAGGTTTGATACCTTGACTCAGAGATATTTTCCAATGCTAATCGAACAGCTCCTACTAGTATTTCATCCCAAGTATGTTCTGGCATTGTTATAATTTTAATTTCTTCGAAGTAATCCATATTAAATGCTCCACCTGGCCTGTCCTGTGTACATACATAATGTTGTCCATTATATAGAACCTTATCTCCAATTACATAAGAAAGACTCTGGTTGAATGTAGGATACTTATATGTATCTATCTTCTCAGGTAGAAATATGTAAGTCAACCCGTATTTAGATACATAATAGTTACTGTCGGTATACAATGATATAGAGTCGTCAGTAAATGCCCTCAATGGCTTAGCAGTATTATTATGAAATAAATGAGGAGCTATTGAATTATTTAACTTAGAATCCAAGTTCTCTATAGTAGCCTCAGTAATATCATTTCTTCTGCGGATTAATATATTGTCAGGAGTGAATCTATTATCGGGAAGTTCGGTGGCAACAAATGTACCAACTTTTGCAAACTCTCCAACAGTTATCATGTAGTCTAAAGGGTATGGAAAATAGACAGAATTTTCTGATGTAGATATAGAATCCCATTGAGACTCAAATATATCCCCAGAGATATCATCTATTTTGCATTTATAATAAAATCCTCTACTAACTACAGTATCTCCCATGAAATACGTTTTCGAATAATTAAATGGAGTTACGTCATATTCCACTGTCTTAATAACAGTTCTTAAGTCGTCGCTCCTTTTTTGATTTTGCTGGAATCCAGCTCTATGTGAATTTAGTCCAGAGTACCTAGTTTTGATGAATCTTTGTGTAGAGGCGTTAATCCAATAATCCTTTTCTTCTGGAAGAAATGAAGGATAGCTAGACACGTTTAGTTTGTCTAGCTCTATATCCCAAATTCTATGTAACTCTTTTAATGTCATATATTATTTTACTTCAAGCTCATTGAGGATAGTCATCTTCAAATCTTGATTGTTTTTATTATCTAAGAACGCAACAGCGTCATCTATAGAAGTGCCAATTATCTCAGTACCGTAATAATATGCATTTTTATTCTTACGCATAATATTTTTAGCTATAGCAGCCTGTATTGTAAACTCAGTATTTTTTGTCTTGTTATTAACCCACTTCAAGAAGAATTTTTCAGGGTCTTTCTCAACTAGTTCAAATAATTTACTCTCAACCAATTCGGCAGACATGGTATCTGCTTTATATCCGAATAATCGTAAGCATTTACGCATATCCTCTAATGACATCTTGTCAAATTCTTTAATAGCGTCTCTCTTACGTTTGTTAAGTCTGTTGGATTCTTGTGCTTCCGAGTCTTTATTTATAAGTACATAATCAGCTTTTGGTTTCATATCGTTAATGCCATTTGAAACTCTGTGGTGATTTTTAAGGAATAGATATTGAAGTTCATCCCAAGGACGATCTGTATCAAGTACTAATTCTCTGTTTGTAATTTTAACAGTGAATGTATTCCAGTACGAACTATATTGTGCTAGTGTTTTTTCTCCAAGGCCTAGCGCCTTTTCTAATCTCGATTCATCTTCTGGAGTTAAGCCAGTGTGATGATTACCAGATCTAGTTAATGATGGTGCGATATAATCAGAACAGCTTTTATATTTAGTAACGCCGGACCAAGGGTCTACTCTTTTATGTTTTAGTAATATTTCCATATGGGTATGTATAATTCTCCTTTACGATAACGTAAGTGCAATTAATTGTTTTAATGTTTTGCTATACAAATAGAAGCTAATCTATATGTACAATATAAGGCTAGTGATTGAGGGGCTAGCCTTATATATGTGATCTACAAATCAGTCATTGCTTTGTAATAAAGAAATGCTTTACCAACTGGGGCGTCTGCATCCATTATAAAAGCCTTAGCTAATTGTTTATATACTTCTTTATTATCAGGTCCAAGTACTACGCAAAAGTCAGAATATATCATATTCATTACATAGTACCAATCGTATACCGTGAATTTATCAAATGTGATCCCAAGTTCAGATGCAGCTATATTGCTTTCATCCATTGAAACTTTTTGTCCAAATGTACCATCTTCGTTCTTCATCGCAGCGACTGCTTTTGTGGCAGTATCTACATTGAAGTATGGACCATGCACTATAATACACATCTCTTCTATAACATCAGAATATGTAGTAAAGTCTTTAATGCATATAGCTTCTAGGTGATCGTCTAGAACTTCGAATATTTCAGACATTGGTTTAGATTGACTCTTAGATGGGTATACTTTCTCTATTAATTCTATAAATTTGGTCATGTTAACATTTTTATATACGGAAGATATTTCTTAGCTTTTTGAATCATTGACGGATTCTTTATAAGATAGTCATACGTTGATAAAATTTGTTCTGATCCCAATTCATTAACTAATACCTGTATAGCCATTAGCAATCTGTATCCTTCTTCCTCACTCTTAACTGGAGCTTTGAATGTCATTTCCTCTACTAGTGGATAAACTTTTTTTGGTTCTATAGGAGAATCACTAACGACTGTAGGTAATTTTATCTCTTCCATATTAGTTTATTTAGCGAGTGAATAGTTTCAATATCTCAGAAGGTTTAGGTTCGTATGCATCTAGCATATCAGCAGTAGCCTTACCAAGTTTATCTAGATAGAATCTTCTTATGTCTTGAATAATTTCACTACTCCTTAGTTCAAAAACCTTTTCCATACTTATTTTAAAATATTCCTCTTCCATTATATTAAACTTTTTTAGTTTCGTATATAGCTAGAAGCCCTGGAGTTCCAGGAGATATAGCCATGAATGATAATATTGAATCTGTTTCAAAAGCCTCTCCACCTTCTTGAGATGATGATGCTGGAAATAAGACTGCTTCATAGTCAGTAGCAGATACTAAAGAATAAGCTCCTTCTAAAGGAATCCTTTTCAAGTATATCTGAGTTGTCCCTGCATTTTGAAATCTAATTGAATTTCTTTTCTTATTTATAGGTGCGACTGCTACAGCCGATACGCCTATGTTTAATGGGCTAGCCATGTTTTATAAGATGTATACAAGGAGCCGAAACTCCCTGTATAATTTTTAATTAGATAATAACATCGGCTGGTTTCAAATGAGCAATCAAAGTACTAAGTAAGTACTGATTTTGTTCATTGTTGGAAACTTTATTATTAGCCGCAGCTAATTGATCTCTTAAGTTTTGAACATTAAGGTCATTTATCAATGCTCTAGTAGAATTGCCGTCGGCAAGGATAGTACTCTTTATTTCACAACAGCAGTTGGCCATAGCCATTGCATTTGCAGTACCTTGTGCTATAATTTGATTTGTAGCATTTTGCATTTGCATTGCCTGACTATTGAATCCTTGCAATGTGGTAGTAGATAGATTATTGAAGCTATTCAATTGCTGCAAAGCATTTTGATTTGATTGTGCAGTAATGTCTCTTCCTAAGCCATTGATAGAGTCTAGAGTAGTAAAATTAGCAGAAGCTTGAGCTGTAGCTAATTGACCAATCTGAGTTCCCACTCCAGCAATACTTCCAGCTAGACTGATAGCATCTGATCTTATCTCTGAAGATAAAGCCTCATTGCTAATTTGTCCGGATAGATTGTTTATTTGTCCTTGAACAGCATCGAATTGAACGTCATTATTATTTCCGTTTCCTCCGAATAGTCCACCACCATTGTTTCCAAGTAATCCACCTATAAGCAAACCGGCGATACCACCACCAACTGCTCCTAAGCCAACTCCTGAACCTAATCCTGAGCCACCCATTGCAGGCAATGTGGTAGTTCCATCTAATGTAAGTGCCATAATTTTATAAGATTTAAATTAATATTAAATATAATTAATCCAACGCTATAGGATCAATTATTCCCTATGAGTTAGTAAACTAATTCAAAATATCTTTAAGCCTTACTATTTGACATTATTGACAAAATTTGATTTTTTGCTTTATTTAGTTGTATGCCTCTAAACCAATAGAGGCATACTTTTTTTAATTCATGAAAAAGAATTAATCTTTGATGTTGTTAATCAATAACGTCGAGTATGAGCTCTCCACAAGCACGTGGGTCGCGAACCATGATACCAACTTCACCTAAGAAGTGTACAGAGTAACCATCTTTTGCATTTGAACGCAAAGTGTTAGTTGACTTAGCATAACCTGCACCAGGAGCTACAGAACCAGCATTATGCCAGATACTCAACTCTCTTTCTTTTCTAGCTACCTTAACGATATTAGCTTCACCATCTCTTACACCGAAGTCAAGGAAAGTGAAACGATATGATTCAGTTGGCTTTCCAGTGATTGGATGCAATTTACGATTATGAATCAAGTCATCATACAAAGGCATATGTTTAACAGTAAGTTCAATACCGTTAGTCATACGATAAGTAGTGAATTGACCACCTAATGTAAGCTCTTGACCAGAACCAGTAATGAATTTGCTATCTACTAAAGTAAATGCAGCAACTTTTTGTTTCAATACTTTGTCAAACTCACGCATACCCATTTCGCCAGTAAAGGCAACGAATTTACGATCGTTAGTTCCAATCATGTTATAAGACATATCAAACAAGAAGTCTTCTAGCAATTCTGCTGTCAATTGAGTATAATATCTACGGTTAGCAGGTGCAATTTGTTGCAATAGACCAGCTCCGATATATACTGGACGACCATTAGTACCCATCAATTCAGTAGTGCCATCAGCAGCTGCATTGTATTTAGAGTAAACTAATTGGCGTTCTAGACGTTTGTACCACTCACGCATTGCTTTCCACTCTTGGAAGTCTGACCACAAGTAAGAAGTCTTACCAGTTTTAGGATCTTTTAAAGCTACTGCAAGAACGGTGCTATAAGCAGAACCGGTGATGTCATAAGACAAACGAACAGTAGTAAGGTGATTATGCAATTTGATATGAGTGCTATAGTTGATGATATCAGCTTCTTCTGAATACTCTTCATAGGCAGAACCTAAACGAGAAACTTGAGATCCAGCTGTTAAATATTCAGCAGGAACATAAGAAGTTGCTTGACCGTCAGCGATGAAACAGGTATAAACCCATTCATTACCATCTTGGTAAGGAGCGCCAGCTACACGTAATTGATATTCTTTATCGTCCAATTCGATGATTGAGCCAGGTCCGAACCATTTATCTTCTAGAGACAACATGATTGGAGTATTTCCTAAACCAGCTGTTACGCCAGTAGTCACTGCTGAGCCATTCCATTTAGCAGAACGAATAGTAACCGCACGATCAGAATCGATCATAACTGACCATCTGAATTCACGTTGATCGATAACCATAGTCTTACCTAAACCACCAGTAAGGAAGTCAAGAGATGAGTTATAGCCACTATCTTTAGTACCAAATACGTAAGAGATTACGCTAGATACTTCATGAGGTTTAATAAGTAAAGCATTAGACAATTTGTTTTCATCAACTAAGTCAGAAAACCATTTGCCTTTGTAAAGTTGCAGATCGTTTAAAATTCCGTTTTCCATATATAAAACTAAGTTTTATTATTTTTTTGTTATTGGGGCTTTCGCAAAAGTTGTTGTGACGCTAATGACCACAATGGTACTGCCGACCCGTTATTTATTGTTTGTTTTGAACCACTTATTTTGTTAGAACTTAAAGTTTGTTTAAGTCTCGATACGGCAGATGTCTCTCCAGATCGTTTAGCTTGACTAATCAATGCATCGCCCTTCATAGTGAAGTATGCAGATTCGATCAGATTCTTAGTAGATTTGGCATATTCTTTTTGGTATTTTGTTTTACCATCAGCCTCAACTTTGAATATATATTCCATTAATGCCTTCTTATCGGTCTTCGGTATTTGGATACCTCTTACATCATTAAGTGACTCTATTTCATCAACAACGGAGTTGTAGAATGTTTGTTGGCTTTCGATAGCAGCCTGGTTAGCAAGATTTTGGCTCTCTAATAGCGCTTTCTTATTTTGCTCCTTAGATTCTTTAAGAAATTCGAGTGCATCGGTAGCCTCATCCTCTAAAAGGTCAGCATCTTCATACTTTTCAAGCTTTCTTTTGATCTGAGTATCGCTAAATCCCTTTTCAGATAGATACTCTCTAATCAATTGTTTCTGAGTAGTAGTGTCCTCTATATCTAAGGCATCATAATCAGTTCCAGCTTTGGCAACATTAAGATAGTCCTCTATAGATCCACCAGCCTTTACGTAGGCGTCTAAGCTAGCTATATCGTCATTTGCATACTCTGGGACACTTGATGCCTCTACAGCGGCTTTCATGTAGTCTATAAGACCTTCTACAGACTTAGGTTTGTCATCTTCTTCTATATCAGTCCATCCAACTGATTCAGCGATAGAATCAAATAGAGCTCCAACCGTTTCAGCTTCAGCAGTGTCTTCAGCAGATGGCTCTACTTCTTTTTCTTCTTTAGCTTTGGGCTCTTTGGTCTCTTTAGCTTCTTCTACTTCATCTTCGTCTTCTATATCTAGAGCTGGAGTTTCTTCAAACTCATCTTCGTCTTCTAAGTCAAAAGCATTTGTATCATTCGTAGGATCGTTTGGGTCTTCAACTACTTCTACCCCTTTAATTTTAATGTCTTCATTAGGTGTTAGCGTATCAAACATAGCGCTGAACCCACCCAGTATCTCATTATTATTCTTTTTCATAATTATTTAGTATAATTGTATTTTATTTAGTTACTAGAACTTTAATCTTTCTATATCCAGGCCCATTATCTGTGGCCGATTCGTCATTATTCTTCATAGCTGCTTCATACTCATCCTTAGTTAATGTTCTAGTAAGAGTTTTTGGATCATACAAAGCCTTCTCTGTATCGGATAATTGACCGCTATTATAGAAGTTTAAATCAGTAGTATGTGTATACTGAGTATCATATACCGGCTTAACTAATTTAGCCGGTTCATTTATAGGAAGTTTGCTCTTAATTCTTTTAGCAGTAACATTTAGATCTGGTAGATCTACTAATCTTTCTTTTAATTTCATATTATCTTTCTCCTGTTACCTTATTCTTCATTGCAGTCTTAGCTTTTAATCTCTCTCTATCCATAGCGTTCCGATCCTTCATAGCCTGAAGTTCTTTCACAGCCTTAATCTTTTTATCCTCCAGCTCTAGCTTATCATGATCCAAAGCAAGCTTACCGTCTTCAGTAGCTTTCTGTTGCTGAATCTTTCTAACTTCTAAATTATGTTTCATAGCAGCTTCTTTCTGTTTAACAGACAACTGCATTGCTTTATCCATCTCGTTAGAGTCTTGAGCTCTTTGCTTCAATGACATGTCAGCAATTTCCATTACATCTGGAATACCGTTCTGATCAGCATCAAGATCTTGTTGTCCTCTATAAGCACTAAGCTCAGCAACATATATCTTAGTCTGGTTGTCAGTATCAATTTTATATTTTTCAAGTTCGAGTTTTTGTTGCTCTAATGATAATGCTTGAGATTTAACTTGATTTTGAGCATCAATCAATTGCATTTGACGTTGATTTTCTTGTTCGGCGGCAGCCTGCTCTTTCTCTCCTCTAGCTTTTTCAATACCAGCTAATTTAGATTTAATTGCACTAACACTATCAAGTGTCATGATTTCAGCAATATCTAATATAGTAGCACCATTCTGCATGGCAGGTTGATAAAGTGATTTAACAGCTTCCAAGTCCTGTAGATCCTTAACTGAGTCAGATACAAATATATCGTAGTCCTCATAGAAGAAGTTATCTGCCAACTTAAGGAATGTTCTTGTAGAATCATCCATTATGTATTGCAAGCTAACACGCTTAGAGTCCTTCCAGACCTCCTTAGCGGTATTCAATAACATTCTTAATGAATTACGCTTACATTGATTATGAGTCCAGTAGAGAGGTTCTGTGATGCTTGCAGAGTTACTTACAGCTGCATTAACATTACCAACTAATTCGCTTGGAGAAATCTCGCCTTGACGTTGTCTAGATACGCCCGATATCTCAGCCATCATATCCTCTATCTTATTCATTAATCCAATATACTGGTTAATAACATTAGACATAGTTAAGTCTAAAGCAGTGATCTGATTGAACTGTGCTGAGTTGTGAGCTATTGTCAAATCTCCAAGAAGGAACAAATGATCTTGATCCAACTCAAATCCAAAATATTCATCAACTCCATGATACTCGACATTAAACATTGATCTATTAGCATCTCTTGCGAAGAATTTTACTTGATTAGTTTGCTTTCTTTTTATTCTAGTTGGAATTCTTTCGCATCCACTTAGTATACTTGCAACATAACAAAATTCAGCATGGTTTTTACATAATTCCGATGGAGTACATTTTCTTTTTCTAACAGACACCTTCATTCCTAAACTTCTTGCAATAAATGCAAATTTATCAACAATGTGCTTTCTATACTCTGTTTGACAGAATCCAAATCTATTTTTTGTTTTATCGTACCATCCATCGGTATCTATAAGGCCAGCAAGGATTGAAAGCCTATTTTCCTTTGATGTGTATATATACTCTTCTGGAATATCCTTATACTCTCTTATGTTCAGATCGGAAAGCCTATCCAAAAACCAATTGCCAGGCAGGTTCCTGTATTTTGATCTACTTCCTCCAGATAAATTTACAGTAAGAGATCGACTATTTATGTTCGCAGTTATTCTAGTATTCATTCCATGAAGAATAGCAAATTCCTCTAGATAGTTTATTATCTCCGTATCCATACTTTCGAACTGAGCTTTGTTTGTGCTTCCATCGCCAATCCATAGTCCAAGAGTGTACGGATCTATTAAATGATCTCTATAATTCCCACTTCGCCACATATCTATCTCCCCTCTCCTATATAGAAAGTGCCTATCTCTACATGATGGGGTTTTATTGAACTTTAACATCAGCTCTTCTGGGGTGGACGTAATAAAAGATACTTCGTTCGTATGATGATTTTTTAAACCATAGTATATATCGTGTCTGCTATTAACTATTTGAACATCTCCTCCAGAGCTAGGGACTATCTTATACATATTGTCGACTCCATTGTGCGTATTAAGTACTCGTCTAGGAGACAAGTCTGGACCCATTACTAAATTCCCAACAGACACATCTTCAATGTTTTTTAAACTTCCGTCAAACATTAATATCTTTGTTCCGCGACCAAAACACTTACCACCTTCACGTCCTGGTATATCCCAACCTTCTTCGTATGGATTAATAAAGTTAACGCCTACAGATGATAGATAATGCATCCATTTAGCTGGATCTATATTCATCGATTTAGGTATCTGCGTGATATCCATGTTGATAACCTTCCCTTTATCTCTAGCTAACGCAAGTTCAAGTCTGTACCATATAACTATGTACATGTATTGAAGCGGTTTCATTATAGCCACTAATGACTTAGGAGTAGAATTAGTGTTATTATATATAACGCCACTATAAGGTAATTTCTGTGAATTAAGGTTATCTGCAGAAACGTGTTGATATTCTAGTGGAGCTATCCCAATATAGATATCTTCTCCAATTCTATAGCCTTCCCATACTTCGATAACCCATTTCCATTCGATGCTAAGTTCGTTGCCGATAACCATATAGTCTTCACTTACTATGATCTCGTTAGGCTCTCCATTATCGCCAAGTACTTTTACGAATCCAATCTTTTTGTATGATTTCCATACCGCATGCCATAGATTAACTTGATTTGGTTGATTAATAGTACTATCACCTCCACCTGCTACAGTCTTCATGTTCATGTTGACATAATCTAATGATGATGGAGTATCTTTACCATATCTACCAGATTGTGGATTCTGACCAGTAAGTTCTAATAACTTATCTAGCTCTTTCTCTGTCATCTTATCAAACAATCTATCGTATACCTCAGTATAAGACATTCTCATACGTCTAACAGCCCAATCACCATCTTCTATGAACTCCATATCAGGTGAATGATCATGACCGAAGTATAGTGGATTAACGCGTTCCATATTTGGCTCTCCGTTAACTACTCCAGTGTAGTATACCTCTTTACCAGCAATTAAAGCATCTTTCCATCCTTTAGAGTATTCGTGAGGTAGATTAAGCTTTTCTTTTAGATAGTTAAGTGTATGATATGCTGAGTTCTCTGCAATGTCTTTATATCCTTTAGATACATAGTTCATTATTTTTTCAGGCGGCATTAATTCACCGGTCTGTAGCTTCTCTTGGTATTCTTGAGCAGATTTCTCATCCATTCCAGATAGAATAGTAGCCATGGTATAATCCATAAGCATTTGCTTCATCTTATCTTGTACGTCAGACGCTGCATCTTGGCTAGTTCTAATAACTCTAAATCTAAATGGATGCTTAGCTTCTTCTC